TGAACCGGGAGTAATAATATTCCTTCCTAAGAAAACAAATCTACAAAAGTTTTTAGGAGTCTAAATGGTAGCAAGATTTATTCCTGAAGGGTTTGGAGTATCATTTAAGCCCGATGGTTCGGTGGTTATAGCTAATCCTACGAATAGTTCTATCCCGATAGGATACGCATTTAGAAAAACTGAAGAAGTACCGCCGAGACCGTCTGATCCAATCAAAGACGGTACATCAAAACAAGAAACAAAATCAAACACCACGGCTGCTTCAGCAAAGAAAAATCTTCCTTCACTGGTTAAAAATCCCATGGAAGTATTTGCCAGCTCTAATATTTTGTGGACTATGGCGTGCTTGACTCCTGAGCAATTTAACAATCCAACATCGTATCGAAACACTCCGGGAGCATTGAAGAATTTAGTGTTTTCGTCTGCCGGTCGATCTGATGCAGATAGAGTGGCTACATTCTTTGGATCGCCTGAATACTACGTCAATAACTTTGTTATGCAGACAGTGATAGGAGCCAATGAAGCCACAGGCAACAGTAATGCTGTGAAATTTTCATTCGATATTATTGAACCACACTCTATGGGATTGCTATTGCAGAGTATGCAAACAGCAGCAGTTAAAGCAGGGTATCTCAGTTACTTAGATAATGCACCATTTGTACTAAAGATGGATATTCAAGGATTTAATGAATTGGGACAAAATTTATCTACGATTAAGCCAAAGTTTTTTGTGATGAAATTGTCCTCTACAAAATTCACAGTTAACGAAGGCGGTAGTGTCTACAAGGTAGAAGCCATCCCTTATAATCACCAGGGGTTTTCAGATTCTATGAATACTACCTACAGTGACGTTAAAATATCTGCCAGCGGCAACGGTCACGTGTTTGATCTCCTATCAGGCAGTGATACCAGTCTTATGGCTTATCTCAACAAGAATGAAGAAAAATTACTAGCTGAGAAAAAAATCTCAGAAATGGACCAGTATGTTATACAGTTTCCGATACTGTCTAGTGACTGGCAAAGCTCAGCAGGTAACCAAGCAGAAATAAAAAAAGCCACAGTGGATCCTAATGCGCCTGATACTAAAAAAACTGCGGTGCAGGCCTCTATGATCAAGACTGATCCTCAGCTGCTAGATAAGAACAGCATAGCATCGGCCAGTCTGGGATTTGACCAATCATCGGGAGGACGAGCGGTTTTTAAACGTGCCGGTGATCAATACGATGAAAAAACAGGTGTGTTGAATCGAGATGGCATGACTATAGATCCTAAAACTCGTGCCTTTCAATTTGGACAGAGCCAGTCGCTGACTTCGATCATCAATCAAGTGATTCTTAGTTCAGAATATGCTACTGAGGCGTTGGAACCTAAATTCCTTACCCCACAGGGATTTATCAAATGGTTCAAGTTAGATGTACAGATTGAATTACTAAAATTTGACAAGATAACAGGTGACTATGCTAAGAAAATCACTTACAGAGTAGTGCCGTATTTGGTGCATCAAAGCATATTTGCTAATGCTACGTCAGCCCCGATAGGTTATGCTGAACTAATGAAAGACGTAGTTAAAGAATATCAATATATCTATACAGGACAGAATGTTGATATTCTCAGTTTTAATATTGAAATCAATAATTTATTTTATGCAGGTGCTAATCCTAAACCAGAAGCAGAAGCTGCAAACACTGGCAATCAAGATCAAAAAGCAGCAGAAGTTCGACCGTCGTCTACTAACACAGGTAAAGGTCAAGCCACAGAAGTGCAGTCGGCACAAACAGGCCGAGCTAGGCCTAAACGTGATCCTAGACTGTTGAAAGGATTTAAGGGCGGATCAGAAAACAAAAGTGTAGAACAAAATGTAGCTGAAAATTTTCAAGACGCATTTATCAGTGGCAGCAGTGCAGACATGGTAACTATTAACCTCGAAGTTCTCGGTGACCCTTACTGGTTGATAGATTCAGGCATGTCTAATTATTTTACGGGTGCAGCTAGTCCCACAGCTCAGATTACCGATGACGGCACAATGAACTATGAAAGCGGCAATGTCTACATCTACATATCACTGCGAACTCCAGCAGATGTAAACACGTTAACAGGATTATATGATTTTTCAGTTGCCGGAAAAGAAAGCCCATTTGGCGGTATATATAGGATCGTCAGTTGCGAGAATCAATTCAACGACGGTAATTGGAAACAGAAACTAAAATGCATAAGAATGCCTGGACCTCAAGGACCAGAAGTTAATGAAACTATAACTGGAGATAAAGCATCTGTGTTAGACAAAGAGACAACTCCTGCTACTGAAATAGGTGACAAAGAACCGCCTAAAACATCGCCAGTTGACACTAGTGCTGCTACAAATGTAACAGGAACCGATTCAGCTAACAGCAGTCAGCGAGCTACAACTACTACATCTAACCAATCACGGAGAGTGGTAGGATTTAGATATTACAGAGACTTAGGACAAAATTAATGGCAGAACTATCCAGATCGTCAGTTGGCGACTCAGACAGAAGCGGCGGCCTTACCACTGGCATTTATATTGCTAGGGTGATTAGTCATCTTGATCCATCATTTATGGGATCAATTGAAGTTACTCTGCTGAAAGATCAAGCTAACACCGCAGGTGACGATAGTCAGACTTTTATCGTAAAATACGCATCGCCGTTTTTTGGTTATACCCCATTTGAGTTTATGGGGAATAATGACGGCACTAAATCTACCATCGACGGATTCAGCGACACTCAAAAATCATACGGCATGTGGTTTGTGCCACCGGATGTGGGTGTCAACGTGTTAGTGTTGTTCGTCAATGGTGATCCGGCAGCTGGCTATTGGTTTGCCTGTGTACCAGGCATAAACATAAATCACATGGTGCCAGCCATAGCTGGTAGCACAGTAAACAGTCTTGACGCTGAAGATAAAAAAAGATATGGTAATACTTCACTGCCTTTACCGGTAGCTGAAGTTAATAAACGCATCAACGGAGAAAAACAGGAAATCGATCCAGAAAAGTATCCTAGAGTAGTGCATCCTATAGCGGATAGATTTCTCGAACAAGGACTGTTAGAAGATGATGTTAGAGGATTCACAACTTCGTCACCTAGGCGAGAAGCTCCTAGCATGGTGTTTGGCATTAGTACTCCTGGACCCCTTGATCGTAGAGCCAGTGCAAAAAAACAACAGATAGGCAAGTCAGACAGTCTAGCCACTGTGCCTGTAAGCAGACTGGGAGGTACTCAGCTGGTAATGGATGACGGCAACGATAGATTCCACAGGGAAAAATCTGCCGCCGAGGGCCCAGTAAAATACATCGATCTATTAGACCCTGCTAATCAACGAAAAGGTGACACAGGAAGTGCAACTATTCCAGCCAGCGAATACTTTAGAGTAAGAACTAGGACTGGACATCAGATCCTAATGCACAATTCAGAAGATTTGATCTACATAGCTAATGCTCGAGGTACTGCATGGATTGAATTGACTAGTAACGGCAAGATAGATATATTTGCCGAAGACAGCATCAGTGTGCATACCCAACAAGATCTCAACATACGTGCCGCCCGAGATATAAATCTAGAAGCTGGCCGAAATATAAACATGCGAACCGAGTCAGGCAAGTGGCATGTGGAAATAGCCACTGACATGGAGTTCCTAGTCAATGCAGATGCCAAGCTCACAGTAGGTGCTAATCTTGACATACTAGTAGGAGCCAAGACTAAAATATCTACTAATAACGATTTAGATATTGCGTCCGGAGCAGAAACAAAGATCAGCTCTACTTCAGACATAAATCTTGGCAGCGGCGCTGAAGTTAAACTCAACGGTACTAAGATTAATTTCAACGGACCAAATAATGCAGAAACTGCTGCTGCCGCCGACTTTGTGAAACCGTATGACCTCAGAGACAATCCAGCTACTAGCACAGCAGCAGGTTGGGATAAGCGATATCAAGCAGGCATAGTGAAAAGCTTCATGAAGCGTATACCTATGCATGAACCTTGGGCGTTGCATGAACATAGAGCACCAGATTTATTGACACCAGACAAAACAGATAGGGATACTTAATCATGGCTACAAGACTATACAACCAACAGACAGCAGCACAGCGTTCTGCTACTGTAACACAGAATCAAGGACAATTTACCTACAAGGGATTCAGCTCCAGCGAAGCTAATAAGAACTTTAAACTATATGATATCAATCTTGTTAAACAGGATTTAATAAATCATTTCTATATTCGAAAAGGTGAAAAATTAGAAAACCCAGAGTTTGGTACAGTGATCTGGGATATGCTGTTTGAGCCATTTACTCCTGATGTCAAAGAAATCATAGCCAAGGATGTAGAAGCTATTATAAACTATGATCCTAGATTCGCAGTAACTGAAATTAACATAGACAGCACGGATCAAGGCATGCGTATTCAAGCAGATTTGGTGTATATTCCTTTTAATATCAATGAACGTATGACCTTGAATTTTGACAAGACTAATTCAGTAATTAACTAAGCAGTTTATTTTTAAGGGTAAATATTGGTATGACCACAACCAGCAGACAAAACAATCTCATACTAAATCAAGATTGGACTAGGATCTATCAGACGTTTAAAAACGCTGATTTCCGCAGCTACGATTTTGAAAATCTGCGTAGAGTTATCATCACATACCTACGTGAAAATTACCCAGAAGATTTCAACGACTACATAGAATCATCAGAATATATGGCACTGATAGATGCTGTGGCATTCTTAGGTCAAAGCCTAGCATTCCGCATAGATCTTGCCAGCCGCGAAAATTTTATTGAACTGGCCGAGACCAAAGAAAGTGTGCTGCGTATAGCTCGCATGCTTAGTTACAATGCCAAACGCACTGTGGCGTCAAGCGGACTGTTAAAGTTTACAACAATAACTACCACGGACACTATCGTAGACAGCAATGGAAAAAATCTTGCGCAACAATTAATAACTTGGAACGATCCTACAAATGCCAACTGGTTAGAACAATTTCTCACTGTGTTGAACAGTGCCATGGCCGACAACACAGAATTTGGTCGTAGTCAAGGTTCTGCCACTATCCAAGGAATTCCTACAGAACAATATAGATTCCGCACAATTAGCACAGATGTGCCTTTGTTCTCGTTTACTAAGACTGTGGCCAGCAGAGGCATGAGCTTTGAGATAGT